CCCTCTTCAATTATCATTTTTTCCATAGCAGTTTTGGTATTATAGTTCCAATACTCACGTTTTGCTTGATTTAAATCATAATCATAATGACAATCTGCATATTGTATAAACACATAACCACCTGGTACTAATACTCTTTTTAAATCATTTAGGTAATGTCGTATATGCTCTTGTGTAAAAAATACAAATGTGTCCCAACTAAACACAAAGTTGCATGAATTTTGTGGTATATTTTTACATTCGTGTTTGCGTGTAGTAAACCAAACTATATTTTTTTGATGTGCTGGATGAAATCGTCTCCTAACTTTGCTTTCTATTCCGGGCAATATATCTAAAAAGAAATTTTTTCTCCATGATCTAAATTCTTTACTAAAAACACCGTTCCCTGGACCAATTTCTAAACTGTTAAATTTGTGAGTCTTAGCAAATTGATATATTTTCCGTTGTATTGTAGCATACAAAAATGGATTTATAGTTTCTATAGTTTTTTTGTATTCTAAATCTTTTAAGAACCATGATGGTGTCTTGTCTAGTCTATCTATTGTTGCCTCGTTATTGGCATCTACTGCCAATGCTAAATCTTTTAAAATTTGTAAATTATGATCAATTAATTTTTGTAGATCTTCTTTTTTAACACGTTCTAGTTTTTCTATTAATAATTTTATTTCTTCAATACTTAACATACTTGTATTTAAAATTCAAATAATTTGTTAAATGTATTACTGGTCTCTGTTGATTGTATATCCCAATCTAATACACCAATTAAATTATCTAATTTTTGATCTAAAATAGTTTGTTCCATTGCTTCGTTGTCAAATGGCAAATCTTTAAACCAATCCGGAATACGTAATTCATCTGTTGGATATGCAATTGATGTATAATTTAATGGATTGTTCTTTAATTTGCACACAATAACTTTTGCACCATCTGTAATTGGCAACGAATATTTGTCACCATACATAGTTTTACAGTTGTTCCAGTTTATACTTGCTCTTACGTGTCCAGGCATATTTGCTTTGCCTTGTTTTTTTTCTTTGTTCCAATATTCTGTAACATTGTTTGCTCTTTTTGGTGATCCCTTTTCCCAACCAGGTCTTGATTTAAATTCTGTTCTAAAGTTTGTTATTGCTTCTAACACTTGTTCCTCGGTATCACCTGTTAAAACTTGATATAATATATCACTCAAGAAGTCTTGCACAAACACAGGAGTATCTGATCTTTTAAGATCAAGTCCCATTGCTTTTACTTTACCTTCTTTACCTGCAGTATCAACACGTTCTCCTTCTTTGTCATAGTATAACACTGCGTATCTTTTTTTTGTTATATATAATCCTTTGACTGCTACAAGTTCTCGTCCTGCCTTAATTACGGAACCTCTTGTTGTTGGACAATGAAATGCTTTATTCATAAATCCTGAAAACGTTGTGTTAACTTCATCTGCAATTTTATCATATAAACCTATAACACTCTCTTTGCTCCATGGAATCTTGCCAGATTCTATTTCTTTTGAAAGAGTGTTGTGTGCTGAAAAATATACAGAATCAGTATCTCCATATATTACACTTTCGCCTTGGTGATCATATTTGCCTGCTACAATTTCGTTTACTTTACTAGCCATATGTTTTGTAATGCATCTACCAGTTAATGTTACAGATTGTCCTATACGTATATCAAAGAATCTACAACCAGGATTTAGTATTGCACCATATAAACTGTTTAAATTAATTTTTTTTACAAGTTGTCTTTTATCCCAATACTCACGTTCAATTTCATTATTGCCTGCATCATGCATTTTACGTTGCATTTCTTTTCTTTCTGCATACCAACGTTTTAGTAATCCTGGAATAATACCTTCTTGTTCATAAGTGAATATTGTTCCGTTTGCTGATATCATCCATTTATTATTACTTTCAAATATAACATCATGTAGTTGTGCCGCACTCATCCTTACACTTGTTCCATCAGTCCAATCTACAATAATTTCTGTGCCACGTTCTTGTGCCATTACTGCTTGATATTCCCAACTGCCAAATTGGTTATCCCATGCCGCCGCAAACGATTTTTTGGCGTGTCTTGCTCTGTTTATTTCCGCTGATGTTATTACAGGACGTACCTGTCCCACAATAGTTTCAGGACCCATATTCAATGCTCTAATGACACTTGGATATAGAGAGTTTATATCAATTGATCCTATCCAATTGTGTAATCCTTTTTTAGGAGTAGCCACATAAGCACCTGCCGCTGTAACAGGCTCAGCATCTTTGTCTCTGTATTTTCTTCCTGGTACAATCATACCACGTCTGTGTGCTTCGTTTACTATAGCCTGTTCTGTAACTGCTACCGCACCCATTGTAGTTTGTAGTAACACAGTGTTTTGATGTGCAATTTCATTTGCTAATTCAATAAATTTTAATTTTTTTTCAAGTTTGGCAAGTAAATGACAGTCTTGTCTGTTGTATTCAATAAACAATGCAAAGTCATTATTGTACAATGCATCTAATGATCCTTCATACACAGTCTTTTTTTCGCCCAATTCATGGTCACCTATTGCATCTAATCTAAAACTATGTCGTTCTTCATATGTGTATTTTCTGTACAGTTCTAATAAGTCTAAGTGTACTCTACCAATTAAATCATAACTTAAATGTTCTTTGCCGTATTTTTCAAATACTCTCTTTTTAGGTTTTTCTCCCCAAAAACATAAACGTCTAGTATCATCAGAACTCATTGTTTTTTGTATTCTGCCTACTGTATATGGAATATCATAACCTTCTGAGTTCCAACCACTTAATATATCTGCTTCATCTACTACTTGTAAAAATGCGTCAAGCATATCTTTTTCTTTTTCAAATAGTATTGTGTTTGGAAAACGTTTTGTGAGAATTTCAGCATCTTTCATACTTAAAGTTTTTGGTGGCAGTGCAAAAGTAATCAGTTGATCCGTCCAACCCATATAACAACTTATGGCAGTTATGGGCATGAACGGATCTTCTGTTGTGGCATAACCCCTTTCAGGATCAAAGTCCACTTCAATATCAAAAAACAGTACATTTAGTTTGGGAGTTTCTTTACCTAAATAATTTTCTTCCAAACATCTAAACACTGGGTTGATATCATTTTCATAAAGAGTTTTGTTGGATCTTATACGTTGCTCTTTAATGAATTCTTTTGATGTTGTACATTGTACTTTTTGTAGTGATTCACCTGTAATAGATCTATGTTTGCCTCTAGCATCTGGATAATAAAATACATATCTTGCATCATACTCAACAAACACACGACCTTTTTTAGAATCACGTTCTACTACGTAAATTTTGTCTTCGTCTTTTTTATATAAGGCGTCTATATAACTCATTAAAATACTCTAAAATTTCCTATTATATTCATTATAGTAAACCATGATGCCAAAACGCAAGTCCAAATTATCCTTCTACGCCATGATGCATATGCAAGAGTAGATGAACCTAAAAGATACAATGGAAAAATCCAACGCATATCTGGTCCTGGTGAGGTAAAAGTTAATAGATAAGATCCCACGATTGTTACTGTTACTGAAAATACTTCAAGATAAAAAGCAAGTTTGTCTGTTTTATAACTTGTTACCCAAAATTCTTTGAGTAATTGATACATTAAAGTTTACCAGCGGAGTTTAGTATACTTTCTAATGTGTCCATATCATCGGCAATGTTTTGATAGTTGCCTCTGTGTGCGACTGATATTGCTTTGTTGATTAGTGCAGGTTTTAATTCTAATTCTTCTGCGATTGCTTTTACAGTGTCTTTTAATCCTGTTCTTAAATCTTCAACTTCACCTAATACTTGTGAGCCTTGTGAAATTATTTGGATTAATTTTTGTTTTTCTGCTTCATTAAAGTTTCTTACTGCCATATTTTTCTCCTGTTGTTATTCAACAAGTATATAACAGTTTGAGCAGATATGCAAATTATTTTTTGAATTATTATCTGGTAAATGCACCAATTCTACCATGTATATCTGGATATTCTCTGTATGTGTATCCATTTGGCGCAGTAGTATCTTCACCTTCCCATACAGGTATAAATTCCATTTCGCCATTTGCAAAATCTGGATTATTTCTTAGATGCACTTCAATAAGTTTGCCACCTATATATTCACAGTTTACAATATCATGTTCGCCAACTGCTTCTTTTATTACATCTGGCATATCTATTGTATCCATGGTTCTTGTCCATTTGTCCCATTTAGTAAACGTATCTTCTGCTTTAAATCCTTCAACACACAAAGTTTGTTCGCCTTTTTTATAGTCTACAGATAGATGTCTACCTTCAAACCATTCACACCAAAAGAATCCTGGTGGTATGTGTGTAGTTTCTTTTTCTATAAACATTTTTTTTGCACCTATACCTAATCCATATGCGTTCACAACAGGACGTACACAGTAGTCGCCTGACTCAGGTACATCTATACCTGCAGGTCCACACTTGTAACCCATTTTACTTGCTAATATTAATTTGTCTGTAACCCACATGGTATCTGGGTTTGGATTTTGCCAGTATTCTTCTTCTGGATCTAATTGTGCAACTTCGTGTAATCTCATTTTTTTGTTTTAACATTTATTGCTTTGCCACGTCTATCTGGATTTGGATCTTTTCTTCTTTTTCTACGTGCCGCACTTGCTCTTCCTTTTTTACCCATGCCTCTTGCTTTTGCAAGTGGTAAGCATTTAGGTTTACCTTCACCTTTAGATTTGCCACCACAGGCACCTCGAATTTTTCCTTTTGGGCCGACTCGAACCCATTTGTCTTTGAACCATTTTTTTAAATTTTCATTTAATGATTCGTGTAGAATAATATCACCACAATTTACACAAAAGTCAACGTGTTCTCTTTTTACACAGTTAGGTACTCTTTTGCCAAACATAGTTTTCATACCCTTTTTTTCGTAACCCTTCCAACAACGTGTACCTTCTGTTATTTCATAAATTTTCATTTTTTCTTTCCACCTTTCATATTAGCACACCAGTGATACATTTTTCCTTTTTCTCCACCGTATTTTTTTGCTTTTGCTCTTAATGAACTTACTGATCCTTTACAACTTGCTCCTGCTTTTTTAACTCTGCCAGGACGACTTTTTCCTTTTACTTTTTTGTCAGCAAAATTTTCATTTAAATGATGTCTTGCGAGTTGTTTTACTTTTTGTGTTTTTAATGCTTCTGCCCAAATACCCATGTTTGTGGCAAAAGTTTTAACCATGCCAATTGTTTCTTCGTCTTTTAGAATAACATCTCTGCCTTGTGCCGCAGATTCTATATTGCAACTTGGTGGTGTTGTAAAACCTAACATTGATGCAAAATTGTAACATATTCCGTGAATGTGTTGAAACCCATCACCTGATCCAGATACTATTGTTCCAAAAACTTTACAATAAAAAGGTTTGTATTTGTTTTCAATGCTCCATGAATCTATAAAATCCATTCTTTCAATTACTGATTGAATATATGAAGATTGTATACCCCACCAAATGGGTGTTGCAAAAATTACTCCATCAACTTGAAACATTTTGCGAATCAAAGTTCTCATATCG